ATTCGGTACAGATCATCTATTAGAATCACTTTACGCACTTGAATCTTCTTCTGATGAATTTTTAAAGTTAAGAGGTTCAAAACCAAAGCATTCAAAATTGCATCATATTTTTGAAAAAGGTAATAAATGCAGAGTCATTGCTATAGCAGATTATTTTACACAAGAAGCGTTAACACCATTACATGATGTTCTAGCCAATATTGTATCGAAAATCCCTACTGATGGTACATTCTCTCAAGATAAAGCTTTTTCTAGGTTGTTAGATATGTCTCGTTCTACCTCATCTGTTATGTATTCTTATGATCTTTCTGCTGCAACCGATCGATTACCAATATCATTATCACAACGCATAATTTCAGAATTATTTACATTAGAACATGGTAAACTTTGGAAAGCACTTTTAACAGAAAGAGTTTTTATTGATAATTATGGTAATAAAGTCACTTATAATACAGGACAAGGTATGGGTCTTAAAACTTCATTTCCAATATTAGCGTTAACACATCATTGTATAGTACAACAGGCTGCAATACTTTCTGGTTTCACTATGGCGTTTCAAGACTACAGTATATTAGGCGATGATATAGTTATAAATGATAAGAACGTCTCACGAAATTATTACAAGTTAATATCTGAGTTAGGTTTACACATATCGGAATACAAGTCAATAACTCCTAATCTTATTTCAAATGGTTTTGAATTTGCATCTCGTTTAGGATTAGATGGTATAGAACTCTCCCCCTTACCTGTTAAATTAATGTCAAAGATTATCTCAGAACCAGAATTTTCAGCAGACTTACAAAACGAGTTATCAAGAAGATCGTTATTATCCTCGGAATCATTCTGGTTATTTATGTCAGTTTTACTACCTAAGACAGCTCTAACGGATTTAGCAAAATTAAATGGTTTACCAACAATTTTATCTGGTTTACACTCACCAAATCTTCCTATTGAAGCTTCAGCATTAGATTATCGTAATTGGTCAAAAGAAATTGGTATATCTGAGTCAGATGTCATAAATTATTACAATTATTGTGTTGTATCAGAATCACTTATCAAACTCGATAGAATATTAAAGAAATCAGTTAGTCTTGAATCACTTATCTCAGAATCAATGTTAGACAAAGGTTATAATTTATCTTCAACAGTAAGTCATAAAGGTACAGACATTACATTGTTAGAATTTGTTGAAAGAGATCTATCAAATGATATATTCTTCAAGGAACATCCAGTCAAGAAAATAATGTTACAAGAAGGTTTAAGAATGTCAGATCTGTTATCAGATATCATGTCAGGAAATGTCACACTAACTGCTAAAGCTATTACCAAATTAGTCAATTCACTGCATTCATCAATCACAGATATTAGATTTACACCAGATACAGATATTACAATCTCATTACGTAGAAGGTTATTAGAAAAAGTGTTTTCACTCCTTAAAAATTCAGTTAGAGATAGAAAAGATAGACCAGTTATTTCACAAACTTTTAACTTTACATCAATAAATCAAATGTGGTTAATAAAGGTTGGTATAGGTATAAGACTTCAAATATCACCGATAATCAAAAACACTATCACTTCTCGTGTAGAATCAAAAATGAAATTAACAGATACTTTCAGAAATGTTAAATTTTAAATCTTATTATTTAATTTTACATCTAAATTAGTTTTTAATCGGATATACTGTCAATATTTATACAGTTTCAATCTAATATAATACATTATTACATTATTTAGGTTACGTTTTATCGTTTCTTTTGGAATGGTTAGAAGCCTAGATCTTAACTACATTAAGGTTTACCTCCTTG